CTGTCACTGTGACACTATCAGCCTCTACATCCTCGAAATTGGCGTGTAAAGCGTGAATATTCTTAGAAATACCTACACCACCAGTTACAATTAGGGCACCTGTGGTTTTAGACGATGCATCCGTGGCTGAGATTACCTTGGCAACAGCTCCAACATTTAGGTTTTCTTGAGTACTGATACCACCCGCAACCTTGAGGGCACCTGTTGTTGCTGAAGTTGAAGTAGTAGTATCAGTTATGGTAACACTGTCAGCCTCAACATCCTCGAAATTGGCATGTAAAGCGTGAATATTCTTAGAAATACCTACACCACCGGCGACGATTAGAGCACCAGTGGTTTTAGATGAGGCATCTGTTGTATCTGTGATATTGACACTATCAGCCTCAACATCCTCGAAATTGGCGTTTAAAGCGTGAATATTCTTAGAAATACCTACACCACCTGTGACAATTAGGGCACCAGTGGTTTTTGAAGAGGCATCTGTGGCGGATAATACCTTAGCAACAGCCCCAACATTTAGGTTTTCTTGGGTACTTATACCACCAGCAACCTTTAGAGCACCAGTCGTAGCTGAAGTTGAAGTAGTAGTATCAGTCACTGTGACACTATCAGCTTCAACATCCTCGAAGTTGACATGTGTGGCGTGAATATCACCAACAACGCCTAAACCACCACCTATGGTCACCGCACCGGTAGTTTTAGATGAAGACGCTGTAGTATCAGCTATAATAACATTTGAAGACACGTAAGCATTACCTATCAGATGAATCCCAGCGTCAGGTGTTTTAGTGTTAATACCAATGCGATCTGCTGATGAATCGACAAATAGAGTGTCTGTATCGACCGTTAGATCACCGGTAATGTTTGTATTTCCCGTGACTACGAGAATATTTGAACCAAACTCATCCACGTATAAATTTGAACCGACATCAAGGGTATGAATGGGATTTGTATTTAAAACACCAACATTGGCCTCCGTGTAAAGACGACCATATACATGCACGTTGATATCTTCGGATGTTAAGGGTACAATGGTATTACTGTAAGCGCTACTTTCTGTGAATGCTAAAATCATTTCATTCGTCTCTTCCTTAAATCCTACGGTGACATTTGAAGCGGGACGACCCATAATAAGTCCCAAATCTAAGGTTAAATCCCCAGATGTGTTATTCTTACCCAGTTCGATAATAGCATCTTCGATAATAAGATTATTACTTGTGATTGCCGTTACATTACCGATCACATCGAGATCCCCGATGACGCGCGCATCACCCGAAACTACAAGAACCTTAGACCCAGTATCATCGATGTATAGATTTGACCCAACACTTAAAGTGTGACCAGGTGTGGAGTTTGCAATACCCACATTTGATTGAGTTACAAGAGCGGTTGTATTATTAACAAAACTTACAACGTTAGATGTTACATTACCTTGGTTTGTTACCGCCGCTAATCCCTGATTACCTATAAGATCTGAAGCTCTTTCACCTGATTCTACGAGTTCCTTAGTTTCAGTGTTATACATCATAAGTACAACTGTCGGTTTAGATGCGTAACCGGTATCGAGACGCACTGGTGATATGTAAAGAGATCCCCCACTCGATGCATTGATGGCGGCATTACTTGCATTTAAAACGATGGTATTATCCCCCTGATCGTCTGTTGTATTTTTACCAAACCGAATCTTGGTCGATCTCTCGATCGTTGGTATATTCTTGACCATTTAATATAACATCGTATTTTAATTCGCGTACAAGAGACCAGCCATCCCATTTTCGATACGTAATATATTATAATTCACTGCATATATCGGGTCATTAATAGACATGGTTTCACTCATGATCTTAGCTGAATCTAAACGACTAAAATTTAGGGTACCCGTTGGTTGCAGAGAACTCGTTGATAAACAGAAACAATAAAGAAAGAAATCTGGGGAGGTTACAAAGTTTGTATGGTAGTAGTTCATGACATCGATAAAGTGTGGCTTACCCCATCTATAATTGCTCACATCGAGGCCGTTAATATTTAACTTAACTTTATTCGTTGGGGATGTTAGGGCACCATCTGTGGTTGTGTCTGATGAGGCCAGGTACTTCACTGGATGGTTAAAGGTAAGTTCTTGAACAACTTCACCGGAAGCGATATTTTTTTGAACCTGTGTTATGAGAAGATCGTGTTTTTTGGAAGCAATATTCCCACGTTCCTCATTATCGAGATAGTAATAGTTTGCATAGCATTCTACATTATAGTTTGCAGCTTGATTGGCCCAATAAATCCTAATTTCCACATTGTGATAGTTGAGAGCGACCAATGGCAGCGCGCATTGTGGTCCCTCACAGAAAAAGAAGCGGAGGGGATAAAAATAGGAGCGGGCTCTGACACCCGGGTGTGTTCCGTTCGAGGACTTTGATACATTTTGAGCGAATGTGTCTATGGCAATTTTTTCGGTAAAGATTGCATCTTGGGTGTCTATGACAGATCCACCGACTAGAAATTCTACTTTGTCGATAATGGTGTCCCACCTCTGCACATCGAGGGCTTGGGAGGTATCATCGAGGGTAAAATAGACATAACCAAGGAGGTCACCAGATCGTTCGAATTGAACACTGGACATCGAATTGTTTTTCACAGGTCCATGGATGGTTTGTTTTTCGATGGACTGTGAAAAATTAGCATGCCTTTTGAATGTTGAACTAAAGAAAGATATTTCGGGGTTCCCCATGATAAATTCATCCTGGGCTCCGATAGCAATCAATTGAACAATACCAGCGGACATGGTATACTACTTTAACGGAAGAAAATTACAGGTTGGGTTTTCTACACACGAAACGAATAACTAAAAAATTATCACCACTTCCATTTGGAACAGTCATAGCGTCTTGACCTCTGATTGTAACTGAGAATCGATCAACTCGACGAATGGGATCAATATATTGTGTGGCGATTGTATAGTTATCTTTAAAAACAATGTCAGCTACACCATCAGTCACTATACTCGCAAACGAACTGCGAAGCATACTCATAGAAGCTTGACCCTCATAAACATTGGAAGCTCTATCACTAAAAATACTATCGAGTTCCTCTATGGATATATAGCAGTGTTCTGTAGCGGTGGTTGTACTAATACGGGCACCTAGAAGGCGAGCCTGAACAACATTTTTCAGGGGCTGCTGAAGAAAGCAAGTAAAAGTATTAGCACTAGCTTGACCAATGGAATCAATGGTTATAGTGTGATACTCATAGTTGAGATCTGGAATAGTCTCTGTAGGGGAAGTAATGAGAGCCATTTATAGTTAGCTTAGATTAAAGATCCACCGATTCCATCCGAAATCTCATACCCAGCATGGTCGGCGACGAGCTCTTGGGCACCACAGAGACCACCTGGGGTCAAGGACTTGGTGTAGGCACTACCCTCCTTGCGACCAGGAGTGCATTCAATCTTGGACTCCAAGTTGAAGATGGACTTCTCACTGACTGGGTTAATCTTGATTGGCCTGGGTTGATACATACTGGTTTCGGTGAAGGTCATAATAACCAGGATGATAACAAATAGTACAGCTATGGATTTGATGGCCGTGAGATCTTGTTTGTTAAGATTGAGCATTTATTATTTACATATATTTTTTTAAAATGCGTTAAAGGTAAATTTTTTAGTTTCTACATAAAGAGTAGATGGACGAAGAAATCGTACTCGACCGCGGAAACACCACTGTTATGAAATTAGACGCAGACGAACAAGCACTCATGGATGAGATTGAGATCTCAGTCCCCCGCCCTAGACCAGTTCCACGTCCCAGTCAGCCAATGCGTCAGGTACCAACCCAACATCACCAAGAGGCTATGGATGCATTTGTGAATCCCAATAAGCAGTCGGCTCCTCAGCAACCAATCCAAGATGAAGAGGTTGATTATGGGGAAGATTTGTATGATGATGTACCCATGGGTCCTGGTGATACTTACCAGGAAGAGCAACCCTCGAAGGGATATACCTCAATAGATGAAGAGAAGTCTGATCTTCTGAATAAGTTGGCCCGTCTAGAGAAGAAGGGTTTCAATGTGAATAAGAGACTCACTGCATATTCCAGTGTTGATGAGTTGAGGTCCGAGGTTAAGAGAATCACATACAGTATTGACGTTGAACAGTCTCTCCGCTTTTCTAAGCGTATGCTTATCGCCTGTGTAACGGGTTTGGAGTTTCTCAATAAGAGGTACAATCCCTTTGAAATTCAGCTCGATGGTTGGTCGGAGTCTGTGATGGAGAATTCTGATGACTACGATGGTGTCTTTGAGGAACTCTATGTGAAATACAGATCGAAGGTCAATGTCGCCCCAGAGATCAAACTGATCATGATGCTCGGTGGATCTGCTATGATGTTCCATCTTACCAATTCTATGTTCAAATCGGTGATGCCCAATATGAATGATGTGATGAAGCAGAACCCCGACCTGGTGAAGAATATGATGTCGGCAGTTCAAAATACAACACGGAGCCCGGATGGACCACCTATGGATGCCCCCGTGGGTGGTACCAGTGGGGACTATGAGATGCAGGGACCGGGTGTAGATATTTCAAGTCTCATGGGTGGTATCATGATGCCCCCACCTCCACCAATGAACACGAACATGGCCACCGAGGTGGCAAATCGTATGAGTGATGATGACGACGACATGTCGGACATTGTATCAGTCTCGGGTGACTCGACCGGTGGTGAGGTGAAGGAAGTTAATGTTGGTGCCTCTAAACCCAAGCGAACCAGGCGAAAGAAGAAGACTGAAATTAATCTCTAATATTATATAAATGATAGCGTATTGTCCGCTGGAGGATTTGGAACCTCCTATCCGACAGCAGAAGCCTGTCGTGAAACCAAATATTGAAGAGGTAAAAGTAGAAATTGGTCATGAAGAAACCGAATTGAATTACGTCATCATGGGATTTATTGCCGGCGTTGTTTTACTCGCCGTCTCCGATACCGTCAGGACGTAAATGTATGAATTGAATCTACCGCGGGGTCTTCCCTCGTAGTACATTTAATATGTGAAAGCGGTTATTTGATCTGTATCCAAAGAATCTGGATCATTACCATGACCACCTGTATTTGTTCTTATAGACTCAAATTTCCCATTTTTGGAAGACATGAGCTCTATAAAGATATCATAGTCGTAATTTTGGGTCGAAGTGTTACCTGTATTTGGTTTGATTATGATACCCTGTTTAGCAGTTGAAACCGTTGCAGACCATGGGTATAAATTTGTACCACCAAAGAGATTGTTAGTACCAACTGCTATATCTACAGTAGAAACAGATTGATCCTGCGTTCCACCTTGTATTTCTAAAAGGAGGGTACTCGTTCGCGACACATCACCAGTTTCTCGTAGAACAGCTACAATTTTAGCATAGAATGATCCTTCGCTAAAGTATAACTGAACATCTTGACTTTGAGCTGAAGATCTTGTAAATGCGTGTGCATACCTCTTACATGCAACCTGATTGGAATTTGTTATTATACCACCACCAACTTGGAGTGCTGTATTCGCAGTATTACCACCCAAATCGATAGCGACTGCGTTACCAAGATCGATATTTCCACCGACTGTGATATCGTTTTCTATAGTGAGATTGCTATTGATAAACATTTCCGTGGATGTTGGATTTATATACACATTTCCTGTAGTGTCAGAGAGAATATTTGATGTACCACCAGTTGTCTTAAATTCTATCACCGCATTGCTTGATGTTTGTTCGATAAGGAAGGTTCCATTATAAAGATGGGTCTTCTGAAGTGGGTTTGTAGTGCCTATACCTACATTGCTTGTATGTGTAATACGAATTGCATCGGCATCTGTACCGTCACGTACTGCACCCAAAATTAGACCTGCAATGTCATTGGTTGTATCATGATATCCCCTCACGTAACCACCGTCTGCATCACTGAGGTACAGAAGCATCCCAGTTTTTGTCGTGCCACTAGCAGCGGCGTTACTCGTCAGTTTTAAAACATCTGAATCAGAAGTACTTGAGTTATGAATCTGAACATTCGACCCGGTAATCGTGTCTGTACCGATACCCAAGTGACCCTGTTGGTTAAAACGAGCAAACTCAAATTCACTTCCTGCTG